TTCAATAAGAGATTGATCTGATACAAATCCATCAGGTGAACAACCTAAATTTTCAATAGTAGGATGATTTACAAAACCCACGTCTTTAATTAATAAACCAGTTTTAGCTTCAAATGCTTGTTTAGCTAAAGGTTCAGTTTCCATGCCAAATTTCATGGCATCATTGACGTATTTAGGAACAATATTTCCAGTCAATCTTTCAGCAAGAATTTCAACTTTTAACTTTTTACGCTCACTAGATTCTTTTGGAACTTCACCGGCTTTGGCGCGTAAAAATGCCATAGCTGATGCCATCCTCGAAGCGGTTAATTTACCTGTGCGCTGATTAAACCATTCACCTGTGCCTTGAAACTTGTTTTCTTCTCTCATTTTGTGTCCTCAATATTAGCTAATTTAACTTTCAATTCTTCTTTCAAATCTTTGTGCCATTCTCTATCCTCAGTGGTTAAAGTTGTCCAAACTGATGCAAGTTCCATAAGCGTCTTGCAAGCGTTCAATCTGTCTATGATTACCTTGGCATCAGAAAGATTTTCCAATTTGATAGGCGTTGATTTAACAATCTTTGGTGCTGATTTGGATGCCGCATTACCATCGTCATCTTCGGGTGCAATACCGCAAGCCGCCATTAATGAATATCTGCGAGCGTAAGTCAAAGCCGAACCATAGCCTTGTGCGTCATGTTTTACAGCGGGAACATGCAGTTTGCCAGTTGTTAAAGATTCTCCAGACTCATGTAAAAATATAGTTTCCACAATGACACCGTTATCACATTCGTGAGTATGCTGAATCAACGCTATACCATTGTCATTAAGCGCACCTATGACTGCGTCAATACAAGATGATAGGTCAGCATACTTAGATTTAAAGTGCGGGTTTGTAGACTGTTTTAAAGCCTTTTTAAAGGCTCTTTGCGAATTAACTAACGCTGTGGCTATTGTTTTCATATTGTTCGTAATCCTCTAGTAAATTAATTAACTTTTCACGTAATAAATCATTATTAATATTAGGAGTATCTCTAACAAAATCTGCTACTGCTAAAAAACCGCCTAAAATTTCTGCTAACTCTTTGTTAATCATAAATACCACCCGTTAATAATAACAATTGTAAAACCCAACATACACACCCAAAAAACTAATTTATCAGTCATGATTTATCCTTTAATTATATTGACGCAAAGCTACATATTGATTATCAATCCATTTAAAAACCCATCGACCTTTACCTTGATGTGCTATGTGTTCTGCTTGTTCAACATGCCAAGCATGACCAACTATTCGACCTGATTTAGTTTCAACTCTAAAATCTTTAATGTGTTTTTTAATTACATTTGTAAAATTCATTTTTTATCCTTTTATTAAAATAAAAATAGGGGATTTCTCCCCTATAATTTAGTAAACGTAAAATCCTTTGATTGCGCCAATGTAACCACCGTTTGCAGTTGAACGGCGGAACAATTCGGTATAGTCCAATCCACCAACCCAACGATCCCATGCAGGAATGAAAAAAACAACGTAGCGAGAAGAAACACCTTTGCTATCAAAATATTTTCCGGCGGCTTCAGCGGCTTTTGCAGTTGCTTTTTCTGCGGCTTCTTGAGTCGCGTAATTTTTGCAAGGTTGCTTGTTGGTGGTGCGATATTCTTCGATGCGGACTGTGAGTGATTCGATGATGTTCATTTTGTTTCTCCATTTATCTGGTCGGGTTGACCATGTAAGAATTATAAAGACTGTTAAAAGTCTTTGCAACAACTTTATAACTTTCTTATCCTATATAAATCAATGACTTAGCTAAACAGTTAAAAATATTTTAGTTCACAATGTGATTTTTAAAGCAGATTTGCATTGGATACGTAAATCATGCAAGAATTGCAATACGCCGTGATAAGCGCAAAAGTTGGTATCAAAACAGTCTCCATTGGTGACCAGTTCAGATGCCGTCCTTCCACCAGAAACATGGTATGCCAACCGGTAATTATCACACTGGACTGGTCAACCAATGGAGATCGTATGTTTTATTTTCAATTTAATATAGGCGATTATGCGAGTCACACTCGCAATTTATCATTGTTAGAAGATTTGGCTTATAGACGTTTATTAGATGAATATTATCTACATGAACAACCGTTAAACGTCAGCGTAACGGCAGTTGCACGACAAATCGGTATGCGAGAGTATGAAGAAGAAGTTAAATTTGTTTTAGAAAACTTTTTTGTTGAAACTGAAGCAGGTTTTTTAAATTATCGCGCAGATAAAGAAATTGCTCATTTTCACAGCAAAATTACACAAGCAAGCAACGCAGGTAAAGCGTCTGCTCAACGTAGGCGCAACGACCGTTCAACGGACGTTCAACCAACCAATAACCAAGAACCAATAACCAATAACCATAAACCAAGAACAAAATTAACTACAGCGCCTGAAGGCGTTTCACAAGATGTGTGGGATTCTTTTGTTGAACAAAGAAAGAAAAGCAAAGCAGTTATTAGCGAGACTGTTATCAACTCAATTCAAAAAGAAGCGAACAAGGCAGGTTGGACATTAGAAATGGCTTTAGCTGAATGTGCGGCTAGAGGATGGCGAGGATTTAAAGCAGATTGGGTTATATCTGATAAAGAAAAACAAATAACTCCATCCAAGACTATGCAAGGGATTATGTCTCTACAGGTTGAAATTGATCGATTAAAAAACGAAGGGAAATCTAATGAACTTCTTGAAAATTGAGATATTTGAGGGAGTGCAAAAATTATCTGCTTTACGTTTGAGAAACACTCCATCTGCTGAGACATTGAGACCAGTAGCAGAGATATGGTGTCAAGCGTTTGAATCGTATCCTGTCGCGTGGAATGAAGAACAAGATAGGGAAAGGTTAAAAGCAATGTTTGTAAGTTGTTCTGCTACTTGCGAGGAGTTTCCTTCTCCTGCTGTAGCTTACAGACTGTTAAAGCCTAGAGATCAAAGATTAGCACTTGCTAGACCAATGAGTAATACAATGTCCGAACAAAATAAAAAAATGCTTAGTGATTTGATGTCTAAATTAACTAGAAAAATGACTGTTAAAAAAACTAACACTGACTTTTAACTTTGGGGTAATATATGGAGACTGTTAAATACTGCTCAAATTGTAATAACTATAGAGACCCTAAAAACGGCATCTGGAAAATTACAAAATACTTTAAAAGATGGATTTGTAGTTTTTGTAAAGAAACAAAATATGTGCAACCAAAAAACAGGACATTATGATTTTAACTGTTCTGACTGTCGCAATCGTTATATAAATTCTGAATCTTGCAAAGTAAGCAGAAAAGAACAATCAGATTTTTTATCTAAAAGATGGGGTGATTTTGGAGACTACACGAAAGACCCGAACTGCGGCTGTAAAAGCTATTGTAAAAGGCGCAAAGAAAAAAGCGCCAACGCTATCCTTTCTGGAAAAAAAATTGGATAGATATTTTTCTACAGTAGCTAGAAGATCGCGAGCAGATGAAGGCGGAACGGTTCAGTGTGTTACGTGCGGAGTCCTTAAACACTGGAAGGAAACAGACGCGGGACATTTTATTAAAAGACAGTATAGGTCGGTAAGATGGACTTTAACTAACGTGCATCCACAGTGTTTTAGATGTAACCATTTTCAAGACGGTAGACAAGATGATTATGCTAATTACATTATTAAAACGTATGGACAAAATGAATTTAACTTTCTTATGTCGCGGAAATACGAGATAGTTAAATATGGTAGAAACGAGATAGAACTTTTGATTAACACTTATAAACTTTTGGCAGAAAGTTATGGACGAGATTGACCAAGCAAATTTATATGCTGAAGAAATGTTAAAACGTAAAATTGATTACGTATCAACTAAAGCCAAGATGGATAAAGGTAGACAGGGAGAATGTGATTTGTGCGGTGAGTGGTCAGGTCGATTAATTAACGATGTCTGTTCACCGTGTAGGGATAGGTATAAGCTAAAATGAAATTTAAAATAAACAACAATAGAAATGTAGACATAGACGAATGGAACAAACTGTTAAGAATTCATGTTAAACGAATACCTATGTGCGCGACTTTTGAACAGTATAAAGAATGGCGACTAACGGCAATGAACATTCTTCCACCTGCTAAAAGTTGGTTTTGCACTGATTGCACCCCACAGTTTCAAAAGCAAATGAAGTCAGAAGGCAGGTGCGACCACCCTTATATTAGATTTGAACACTACTACGATGGCATAGAAGGTTATATAGACAGCAACGATCAAGACATACACAAAGACACTATTTATAAGTTTGTTTAACAGTTATAATATCTATTAACAGGAGAAAACATGAAAGTTACAATGATTAGTGAAATTTTAAATTGTATTAAAGACAAACAATTGTCTACGCGTGAGATACAAAATGAATTAGTTTTACATAAACTACATTCAATTAAAACTACTTTGATTTATCTGTATAAAAAAGGTAGAGTTACACGTATTCAAGAATCATTACCTGAAAAACCCGTTACAGGACCCGCAAAGGTATACAAATATGCCGCTAAGAAAAACTGACAAAGGATGGTTTTGGGGTAATAAGGGACCATTTCCTACTAAGGCTAAAGCTGTCTCTGTAGCACAGGCGGCTTATGCGTCTGGATATAAGGAATCTGAAATGACTTACTCTCCTGCTGACTTTGTGCAATGTCTTTTTCATGCGGTGACTAACTCACATATCTTACATTTACAGACCAAGAGTTACGCTGTGCATGTGGCTTTAGGTGCGTATTACAATGAGTTAAACGAACTCACAGACTCTTACGCAGAGGCTTACCAGGGTAAATATGGAATCATAGAGGACTACACTACTGAGTATGAATTACCCAGTGCGCCACTTGAATACATTATCTCTATCAATGATTACATTAAGGTAGCGCGTGAACAACTACCTCAAGATAGTGAGTTGCAGAACATTACAGATGAGATAGTAGCATTGCACGACAGCACCATCTACAAGTTACGTTTCCTTGGATAATGGCATACATCCCCACCAATACACAGTGTTCTGAGTTAGGCTGTAAAGATAATAGATCAAGGCTTAATACTTACTGTCTTAAGCATGGTGGTAAGAACGTCACAGATAGTATTGAGAGACGTTATAGGACGGCACGATACACTACCCCTGCTTGGCGTAAACTAAGGCTTAGACAGTTAAGTAAACAACCACTGTGTCAATCCTGTGCGTTGAGGAACAGAATTAGTTTGGCTAATGAAGTGGACCATGTATTTCCGTGGTCTAAGCTAGGCAGTCAAGCCTTTGATTACAACGTGTTTCAGAGTTTATGTAAGGATTGCCACAGCGTTAAGACGGGACTTGAACAGAGGGGTGTTTACAGGCACTACACAGACATCCAGACTGATTACTTGTTGGCTGATTGGTTGGTCATCACAGAGAATCACTACTCACTCAACAGAACTGAATGAATGTTGTTGATTACATTTAACAATGTGCAAAATGTATCGCATTATTGACCTATTGCCTAAAAAATAGGCAAATTTTTAAAAAACCCCATTTTTTTCGAGAAACTTAAAAAAAACACGAGTTTTTAAGATG